AGCCAAAAAATAAAAAACAAGTAAAAAATATTATTTTTTTGGTAATTTCTCTTTCCTCATTCTTTGCGAAAAGTAAAGAAATTACTGGAGATGTGCTTAATAATGCCCAACCTATTCCTATAGGAAGAGTTTTAAGAAAAGGTGACAACAAAATCAAGGCAACTTTATTTGATATTGCTGATGATATTACATATGGTTCCTCAAAAAACTATACTTTAAATCATATGATGGAAAGAGTTAAGATTTATAACGAAGAAAACTTTAATTATGAAATGCTTACGATACCTTTAAAAAAATGTCAGATAAATTTTTAGCAGTTGTAAAATTAAAAACAGGTGAGGAAATCATTGCAAAAATTGAACCTTCACCAGAACTTGATGTAATAGCTTTAGATTGCCCTGCGATGGTTGGACATTCTAACTTTACAAAAAAGCCTGGAGTCAGTGTCATTAAAATCGAACCTTGGATAAAAACAGGTCGAGAACAAACATATATAGTGGAGATGAGTAACGTTATTACTACATGTGAGGTTTCTGACGAAGATGTAATTAAAGCATATAATAGATTTGTAAAAGCATATTATGAAACTGAACCTCCTAAAGAAAAACCAAATCCAAAGATGACAAAAGAAATGGGTTATATATCTAACGTTAAAGATGCTCGTAAAAGTCTGGAGAAGATCTTTAAGAATAGCTAATCCCTTCCTTTGAACCTCTACAAAGGTTATTGTACATGTTTTTTGGGGTATTGTCAAGCGTTTGATTATAGTGTATAATAATGTTATGAATGAACACTATCAGAACATTTCATGGCAAGAAAAAGATCGGAACACTATGTAAACAACAAAGAGTTCCTCGCCGCTATCGTCGAATACAAAGAGAAGGTCGCCTTGGCTGCAGAGAGAGGCGAAGCGAAACCTCGTATTACAAATTATCTTGGAGAATGTTTTCTCAAGATTGCAACTCACTTATCCTTCAAACCTAACTTTGTAAACTATATGTTTAAAGATGACATGGTATGTGATGGTATTGAAAACTGTGTTCAATATATTAATAATTTTAATCCAGAGAAATCTAAAAATCCATTTGCATACTTTACACAAATTATACATTATGCTTTCTTAAGAAGAATTCAAAAAGAAAAGAAACAATTAGAAATCAAAACTAAAATTATTGAAAGATCTGGCTATGAAGAAGTCATGGTTGTTGAAGATGGTGCAGGCGGAACACCCTCAGATTATAATCAAATTAAAGATGCAGTGCAAACAAGGATGAACTATCAGTGAAGATTGCTATTATTACAGACCAACATTTTGGTGCGAGAAAAAACTCAAAATTATTTCATGATTACTTTTTAAAATTTTACGAAGATATATTTTTTCCAACTTTAATTAAAGAAGGTATCACTACTATTGTTGATATGGGTGATACATTTGATAGTCGTAAAGGTGTTGATTTTGTGTCATTAGAATGGGCAAAGAATCATTACTATGATAAGTTAGCAGAATTAGGAATTACTGTTCATACAATCATAGGTAATCATACTGCATATTATAAAAATACAAATGATTTGACAGGTGTTGGTTTGTTCTTAAGGGAGTATGATAATGTCAAAATATATCCAGAAGCTGAAGAAGTTAGATTAGATAAAACAAAATTCTTATTTGTGCCTTGGATTAATTCTGAGAATGAAGAAAAAACATTGCAATTAATTGATGATAGCGATTCTCCATGCGTGATGGGTCATCTAGAACTTAATGGTTTTATGGCAACTCGTGGACACTTTATGGAACATGGTATGGATTCAAATGTCTTTGATAAGTTTGAACGAGTTTACTCTGGTCACTATCATATGAGATCAAATAAAGATAACATATTTTATTTGGGTAATCCTTATGAAATGTATTGGAATGATGTAAATGATCGAAATCGTGGATTTCATTTATTTGATACAGATACTTTAGTTCATACGCCAGTTAATAATCCCTATCAACTATTTCATAATTTATACTATGAAGATACACCACATCAGATGTTGGATATCACAAAGTATAATCAAAAAATACTTAAGGTGATTGTTCGTAAGAAATCAGATCCAAAACAGTTTGAAAAGTATATTGATAAACTTTATTCATCTAATCTTGCAGAACTTAAGATTGTTGAGAACTTTGATTTTACAGAGGGAGAAGAGTTTGAAGCAGATGAATCTGAAGATACAATTTCTCTATTAAATAGATATATACAGGAGTCTGAAGTTGATTTAGATAAATCTGTGATTACAGAAATACTTCAAGACGTTTACAAGGAGGCCTGTGAGGTTGAGTAATGTTTATCTTAGCGGTTAAAGGATTTGAAGAAGACGGTGCATTCTCTCTTGAGAATGATGATGGAGATAAAGTGCTTTTGATGTTTGAGGAGGAGGATGATGCAGATCGATATGCTGACTTAATATCCATTGAAGATGATTACCCAGAGATGAGTGTGATAGAAATAGATGACTATGTTGCAATGAGAGCTTGCGAAATGCATGATTACATGTATAATATAATTAGACCAGACGATATCGTGGTTCCACCAAAGAATGATTTGTTTCAAAAAGATAAAATGGCGTAATTTGCTGTCTACTGGTAATCAGTGGACTGAGATTGACTTAAACAAAAAATCGAATACAGTTATTATTGGTACAAATGGTGCTGGTAAATCCACCATGTTGGATGCACTTACTTTTGTTTTATTTAATAAACCTTTTCGTAAGATTAATAAATCTCAACTTGTAAACGCTACAAATGAAAAAGACTGTGTAGTTGAACTTGATTTTACAATTGGATCAACTGATTGGTTTATTCGTAGAGGTATTAAACCAAATATATTTGAGATTCATCGTAATGGATCAATGATGAATCAATCTTCTGCTGCAAATGATCAACAGAAATGGTTAGAACAAAATGTTGTGAAGATGAATTATAAGTCATTCACACAAATCGTTATACTGGGTAGTAGTACATTTGTTCCATTTATGCAACTATCAGGTTCAAACCGAAGAGAGGTGATAGAAGATTTATTAGATATTAAAATATTCTCAGCGATGAATGCTATAATTCGAGATAAGATAAGAGATAAGAAAGATGCAGTTAGAACTCTAGAGTTAAAGAAAACATCTCTCAAAGAAAAATTAGAGATGCAACAGAACTTTATGGAGGAAGTTGAAAAGAGAGGTAAAGAAAGAATAGATTCCAAAAAAGAGAAAATTAATTCTTTGATTGTAGATACAGAAGAATGTATAACATCAAATGAGTGGAAAGAGGATGACATTCAAGAACACATTAAAGACCAAGAAAGATTTATAGGTGCTGATAAGAAACTTAAAGAGTTAGGTAATCTTAAAGGAAAAATATCAAACAAGGCATCAACTGTAAAGAAAGAACATAAATTCTTTAGTAAAAATACGGTATGTCCTACTTGCACACAGAATATTGGTGAGGAGTTGAGGCTAAATAAGCTTGACGAAGCCCAACAAAAAGCAAAAGAACTTCAATCTGGTTATCAAGAACTAGAAAAAGCAATAGAAAAAGAAGAGGAAAGGGAACGTCAATTTATCCAACTCACTAAAGGAATAACCAAACTCACGAATGAAATTTCTCAAAACAACGTTAAGATCTCTGGCTATCAAAAACAAATCAGAGAACTTGAATCAGAAATTCAAACTATTACCAATCAACTTGAAAACAGAAATTCTGAGCATGAGAAACTAACTGAATTTGACCAAAAACTAAAAGAGACTTATGAATCTTTAGGAGAGAAGAAACAAGAAATACTACATCATGACTTTGCCTATTCACTTCTCAAGGATGGTGGCGTAAAGTCCAAAATCATCAAAAAGTATCTACCACTTATCAACCAACAGGTTAATAAGTATCTCAGGATGATGGACTTCTATATTAATTTCAAACTTGATGAAGAGTTCAATGAGACTATTCAATCTCCGATTCATGAGGACTTCTCATATTCATCCTTCAGTGAAGGTGAAAAAATGAGAATCGATCTAGCGCTTCTCTTCACATGGAGAGAGGTTGCTAGATTTAAAAACTCTGTGAATACAAATCTATTAATCATGGATGAAGTATTTGATAGTTCACTTGATGGATTTGGAACAGAAGAATTTTTAAAGATTGTAAAATATGTAATCAAAGATGCAAACGTATTTGTAATATCTCACAAGCAATCTCTACATGATAGATTTGAAGACCTGATACAGTTTGAAAAGGTCAAGGGATTTAGTCGTATGACATAAATAAAATTAAAGTACGGTAATCCGCATGATACTAGAGGAGGCATGTTACTCACTTAAGTTAGAATGTGCGTTAAGAGATTTAGGTTTTGTTGATATTGGTTGGAAGTGTGTTGCACACGCAGGCATATTCTTCATTCAACCAGTAGGACTTCCAGATGACCCAGAAGGAGAACTCTTAGGATTTTCTTTGACATTACCTAATACTCATGATATGCGTAGAGTTCGTTTGATGCGAACTGCAAAGAGAGCTTTAGACTATGCGACAGGTGTAGACGATTAAATTAGTGGCACAATCACTGTTTTTATTTTGTGCTGAGGAATTATAATAAGGACATATAAGAGAGGTTTTGATGTCCATCCAACAAGAAATTAAATCACAACTTGCAAAGTTACTCGCTACAGAAGATTTGATTGTAGAACACAAACAAGTCGAGACTGCAAGTTTCAATGTCGAGACAAGAGTTTTAGTTCTTCCACTATGGGAGAAAGCATCAAGTGAAGTTTATGATATGTTAGTTGCACACGAAGTTGGTCATGCATTATTCACTCCATGTGAAGATTGGATAGATAGATATGATATACCACCATCATTTGTAAACATAGTTGAAGATGCTCGTATTGAGAAGTTGATGAAGCGTAAGTATGCTGGTCTTCCAAAGACATTCTTCAATGGATATAAAGAACTACAAGGAATGGACTTCTTTAAGTTAAGTGATATCGATGTGAATGAGATGGGTATCGCTGATAGAATCAACTTATACTTCAAGATTGGTAACTTTATTGATATTGATTTTACTGATTATGAAAAGACTCTTGTAAGTATGGTCAAGTCAGCAGAATCATTTGATGATGTTCTTGAGTATTCAAAAGTTATCTGGGAATATGCAAAAGAAGAATTAGAGGAGAAGAAAAAAGAACAGGAAGAGATTGAAGAGATGAAAGCACAGGTTGAGATGGAAGATGGTGATGGTGACAATGAGAAAGAGTATCAGACTACAACTCAAGGCACTGAAGGAGATTCACAAAAGTCAGAAGTTGAAAATGAAGATGAGTGGGATGATGAGGATGATGGTTTAGATTATGATGACCAAGCATATTCAAAAGGTGGCATCACTCTTGGTGACGAACCAAAGGCTGAAACTGTTGAGAATCTTGAGGAGTCACTTAAGGATTTGGTAAATGAAGCTGGTCGTGAGACACTCTATGTTGAGAAACCAAATGACTTAGACCTTGACAAAGTTATCATTCCTAACTGGTATATTCATAAGAATATTGATTTTGAGTGGCGTGAAAATACAGCATCAGATTTCTTCAATGCTGATAAAGAATTTGATGAGTTCAGAGTATCTGCAAGAAAAGAAGTCAACTATCTTGTCAAAGAGTTTGAGATGAAGAAATCAGCATCTGCATATGCTCGTGCTGCAACTTCAAGAACAGGAATGCTTGATATGTCAAAACTTCATACATATCAATATTGTGAGGATATCTTCAAGAAAGTCACAGTTCTACCTGATGGTAAGAATCATGGATTAGTATTCATTCTTGATTGGTCTGGTTCAATGTCTTATATCATGAAAGACACAATCAAACAGTTATATAATCTAATCTGGTTTTGTCGTAAGGTTCAGATTCCATTTGATGTTTATGCTTTCACAAATTGTCATCCCTATCACAATAATAGAGAAGAATCACGTTACACAGCAAAGAACAATCTAGTTTGTATTGAAGAATCATTCAGTCTTATGAATCTATTCACATCTAAGGTCAATGCTAGAACTCTAGATCATCAAATGAGAAACATCTATCGTATGGCGAC